AACAAACATTGGAGTAAAAGTTGCCTGAACATTACTTTCTTCAACATTCATCATGTCGTAGTAAATCTTTATCATCCAGTTACCAAGGACTAACGCGGAATAGGAGTCTTTTCTAGCTTTCTCTGGGCCAGTTTGTCTTTTTAAATTATCTGGCAAGTCAAAACTTTGAGTGCCTTGAGCAGAAGTCTTGATCTGTATTAAGGCGCATTCGGCTTTAGTCTTTTCCATGAGATCTACTTGATACTCTACAAAGTCAATCATTTTTGCTTGAGCGCTTTGCTTTTCGTCTTCTGCGTTTCTTAAAAACTTCAATTCTTCTATCGGGATTTTTTTGCTTCTCTGTTTTTGATAATCATCATTAACAGCACGGGCTCCGAAAAATATTCTTTTATGATCGAAGTTTGCTTGTAATAATTCATTAGCAATTCTAATCCATTGGGAAGTTGGCTTGCGCAATATACAAATTTTCTTACTGTCTAAATTATATTCTAACTTAGCATCTCGCAATGCCTGCTGATAATTTTCTAAATTATCAAGATCTGAACCAATAGTTTTTATATTTAGATTATTTTGCTTAAAAAGGCTACTCTCATTGCAAGCGTTCAAAAATTGAACGCCGCCATTGTAGTCGCCTACAATAGCAACAATATTAAAGTTATTCAGCAAATAATGCAAATAAAATATATGATCCTTGAGTCTAGCTCCAGACATGGCGTAATTATGAACTAGCGTACCAGTACGATTTTCGTCATTAAGTTTAAAGACTTGTATTGCGAAATCGTCAGAGCTTTCGCTCTCTGCCCAACTGGGGTCAAATGACAACAAGTATTTGTCCGAAGGTTCTCCAGCCACTTCGACACACGGGCTTTGCCCATCAGGCACGGTACAAGCAGCCATCTTTGAGATTTTAAAGTAACCAGAACTGTCGTCAGTAAAAACCGCCCCAAACTCTCGGTCAAACTGACTTTGGCTCATACTTGCTTTAGCTTGATTAATCAAATTTTGATCATATAATTGTTTTGGGGCGCAATCATAACTAAAATGCATAATCGTGCGATGAGCTGTGCCATCTTCAACGATTTCCCCATTTATTAATGATTCAAATTTTTGATATAATTTATACATGTACTCAAACTTATAAGAGGCAGAAGAAAGCATAATCAATTTATTGTTCGGCCAGACATGCCTGTCTTCTTCTTTCATTTTGCCTTCTTTAATCATTTGCGTTTCGAGGTTGTATAAATCCTCTCGTTCAGTCGGGTTTTCAACAACAGAAAGGAATGGAACGATAACTTCGTTATAAATCCTTTCTGGCATAAGAAGAAACTCATCGATGATAATTCTATGAAACCTGAAACCACGAAGTTTCTCACCATCACCAAGAGGTAATGCGTGAATCTTGCTTTCGCCAATTTCGAGCGTCCATTGATCATTCGCTTTAGATTTTCTTGTTACGCATTGCGCTAACATTGCGGCTTCAGGCTTATTTAAAATATCTTCTATTTTTTTAAATATCATTTTTGCCTGACGGAAAGATTTGGATACAATGCCAATCTCAACACCTTGGTTTAATATGGCATCAAGAAAAGCAAATACTCCCGTGGTAAATGATTTAGACATACCACGAGACCATACTCCCATGAAATAATCTGATTCAAGCATAGCCTTAACAGCCATATGCTGAAATGGAAATAATTTTATTCCACTAAGCATATCAACTGCAAAAGTAGTATTAGCTCGCAAAAATTTATATAAAAGTATTTTCGCTTCTCGCTCTTCTAAAAAACCTTTTTTAGCAAGTATCTCTGCATTTATATCAGAAGAATACTTGTTTCTGTCTTGTTGTTTTCCGTTAGTCCAAGTCATAGTGATCTAATAAATATTGTATATCTACATTCCATAATTCTTTTCCATAATATAATAAATTAGGAATTAATAATTCGGAACTTTGGCGGCTATCAGTAAAAACAAACTGACAATACCCTTTAAATTGATGAGTAAGCACTCTCATGTTATGTAATATATAATCCATATTCGAAGCGCCTTTCATTTTATACTTTTTTAAATAAGCATTGTTCTTGATGATTTGGGGTAGGCTTTTTTCTATTACTACATATAAATAAGCATTAAAATCTTTTGCTCGTTGGAGCTCGTTGGTAAAACGCTTGAATCCGACGCCCATAGTGCCCTTAAAATCGCTTTCGCTCTTTCTATCGACATAAGTATAGGAATAATTGCTGCCTCCCATTGTATAGTCTCCAAAGTCCAATTTATTGCTTCGCGAGTTTTTAAAAAAGAGAGGCTTTTGCTCGCGAGTGTCAATGTGTATTTCTATTTCTTTGACATTAGGGTCTTCTTTAAGAAGGTTTTTATTTATTCCTTTATTATATATTGGTTCAAGGCCAAGCTCTTTACAGGCTTGTCCATAACCGCCAAAATTATCTTTATATACATCTATAGGCGGTAATTTATTGATTTCTATTTCTAAATGGTTAGGTGCATATTTTAATTTATGCTTTTCTACTCTTAATCTTAATTGTTTTAGTATATATTCTTTTACTAGTTCTTTCTCATTGGATTGATTGCACCATTTTATCATTTGCGCTCTTGTAGAGAAGTCTTTGTTAAAATAATCAAACTTATTCTTGAAGGGTAGCAATTCTTGGGTCAATGCGTTCCTTCTCGGGTAATGTTTAGTATAATATTCAGGTACGGTTAAATTATGCATTTTTATATGTTTATGTAAAGCGGAATCAGATTTAAACTCTTTGCCGCATTCTGCACAAATGATCTTATCAGGCGATGTCATTTTTTCTTAAGCCTAGAACTCGAGCTTTCCAATCAGGCATTGATTCAAAATTACCGGCTTCTTCCAAGACCATGGCTTTTTGCATCTCTGCGATTTTTATCATTACTTTTCTTTCTTCTTCTTCTTGGAATAATTGTACTAAATTTAATATTGACGCATTTGCGCTTTGTTTATTTTGAACGCGCTTTGCTCGATCACCATTTAGTCGAGTAATCAAGCTCTCCATTCGTTTTTCACATTGATTGTATTCTTCACTTTTTGTTTTTAGAAGTTCAGCAAGCCTAACAGTCATGTCTTGTTGGTCTTCGCACTGTTCAAACATATGATTAAGTTTATCAACTGCTTTTTGTATGTTTTTTAAATTAATATAATCAATACATACGTTAATATAAAGATTGAGTTCATCAGATGTTAAATCGGGCTTATCCCACGTTGCTCTAATGAATTCGGCTTCAAAAAGTTCACGGTCTTCTTTGTCAGTATAATTTCCTATTGTTTGTATCAATCTAGGAGATTTAAGAAATCTAATTAATGCTTCTAGACCCTTTTTGATTGTCATTTGCATTCTATCTTCTTCTAGGTTTTGATTTGTGACTTTGTTTACAAGTTCAACTATTTTACTAAATGAATCAGTAGGTTTGTATTTTTCTCCAACCGCCGAATCTTTCGGGTTAAGACTTTCGGGTTTGTGATTCTTGAGGAAATCGGTAATTGCACGAGTTTCTTGACTCAAAGGAGTAAGTTCTTTTTCTGGAAATAAAAGCTTGGCAATATCAAAAGCTTTCATTGTTCCATCAGCTTGAGCAAGAATAAATTCTTTATGTGATTGAGTCAAATTAACCGGCGGAACTTTTGCTTTTCTGGTCGTATTGTATTTATAATCTTTTTTAGCCATGTAGGCTCGAACAGCTCGGCCTTCTTTTGTTCGACCATCCAAATCTTCACCCATAAAAACAGTACAGGTCAATTCATTAAGGTTTGAGATTTTTTTATAGTTTTTGTCTATAAATTCTTTTTGCTCTTCGGTTAATTCAATCTTTTCCATAAAAAATATCCTTTGTTTTAAGAAGTTTTTCTGCTTTTGCCTTGAATTGTTTTTTTAAGTTTTTGATTTGTTTATATCCCGCTTTTCGACCAGTTTCTGTTGTTTTGTAACCTAGTTTCGCGGCCACTTCTTCGTCGGTCATGTTTTTTATGAAAAGCATTGTATAGATTTGAAAGTTTTTTTCGCTCAATATTTTTCTCATTTCTTCATGGAGTCTTTTTTGAGCATCTTCCATCTCAAAAGAAGTACCAGAACTGCATTTTATTTCATGAGCATGATTTTCAATTGTAACCGCCATTTTTATATCATAAGCGGATTTTTTCGTTTTTTCCCATTTTTCGTATAATGGACATTCATTGCATTGCATTTTGCTTTCGGTAAATCCACAAAGCCCCGCTTCATTTTCCTCTGTAATTCCACTTTGATTAAAGGGACAATTCAAACAGGGTTTAGCATAATTACTATAATAATTACGCAGAATATTTTTTAGCTGATTCGAAATAATACGATTCAACCAAGGTCTCAGCGGCCTATTCTGATCCCATTGATCCCACTTCTTGTAAATGTGGGCTGAAATAATTTGCTTTACATCATCAAAGTCAATCCAAGCCAAGGAAGTCAAAAACCATTTTCCTCGTCTTTTATTGAGCTCTTCTTCTATAATACAATAGGATTCTTCGTATGTAACTTTAGTTTTCTTGCCCACCAATATCTTCAGGTTCTCGTTTTGAGCGACACTGTTGCATGGTGGACTGAATCATATCTTCATTTGGGTCATATTCAGGTTTTGGCCTACTAGGCATTTTTTCATATTCGGAAGATTGACTTTGAGAAGCTTCCGATACCAAATCCCCAAATGTTTGACGATAGCTGCTTCTATTAATTGAGTACTCTAATTTGGTTAAATTAGGCAGCCCGTTATTTTTGATTTCTTCTTTTTCTTCAATGACTTCAGAAACACTTGCTTCCGACTTTTCCCCCAATGAGGATCCGCAGGAAGAACAAAAATTAGGCTTTTTCAATGAATATTGAAACTTGGCCCCGCAATGCATACAAAACTCGGTTATCATATATATATAATATATTTATGCACTGAATAATTCTATTGATTACAATAAATATCCAGATATGGTTCTAGCTTGTCTTTTCATGAATGAATGAGTATTATCTATACCTTCTATTTCCGGCATTTTATTTTTAACATAATCAACACCAAGTATTCCAACTATTTTACCATTTAAAGTTTTGATCGGTACGTTATATATGCTTTGTATTCCTTTTTTATGTATCATTTGATAAAAAGTTCTATCGCTTACATCTTCAACATCTTTAAAGAAATAGTTGCCCTGATTTATCATTTCGTGAATATAATGATGATAATTTGACACTCTATGGTTTTGAGAAAACTCGCATTCAGCGCTAACGCCCTCTTCTACAACTTCATGAGTACAGCTAAATTTTTGCTGGCCCCTTCCTGAGAAATAAAGGTCTCCATTATGAAATTCCATAATATAACATCTATCAGCCTTCATTTCCTGCATGATGTATTGTAAAGCGGCATATACATTTGCGTTTTGGGCTGTTTCTCGAACGATACAGTCCTTTTCTTTACGCCTCATGAGTCTTTGCCCCACAAGAACACTAGCAAGCGTTGCTAGGCCTGTTATTATAGCGGCTACAATAGGAGTATAATCATACATCATTGATGTATTACACTATTTTTCATATTTTTTTTCTAATTTGCCTATGATGTATTTTTGCAATTCGCTACGCAAAATATCATCTTTATTGTAACTAAAACAATGAATTCCATTCTCTTGACTCTCTTTGTCTTTGAATAAATTAAACATTTCGGCGTATCCACTCTTGCCATTTATATCACTTTGCATGAAATCGCCGCAAATAAATAATTTGCTATTTTCGCCAAGTCTAGTGATTAAAGTAGTCAATTCTTTGAATGTAAAATTTTGCGCTTCATCAGCCACAACGATCTTGTCTTTCCAGCTAGCGCCCCTTAAATAATTAATAGGCATCGCTTGAATTCGTCCGCTATCCACAAGATCGCGACGAGTCGTCTGATTAGGAGGAAGCATTTCCATGAGCTTGTCTTCCAAAGGGGCCATATATGGACAAATCTTTTCCTCTATACTTCCCGGAAGTGCGCCCAGTCCTTTTTCTCCACTTTCAATTACAGTACGAACATAAAACATATCAAGGTCGTCATTTGCGCTCAAATGTCTTAGCGCAGAATAAACTGCCATGTATGTCTTTGTCGATCCAGCTGGCCCGCTCACGAACATGATATTAGTGTCCTCTTGAAGAGCTAGCGCTAGAAATACTTTTTGCTTTTCTGTAAGCCTTAAGTTATTTACCTTAAACGTTAATTTTAATTGAGGTATTTCTACCTTTGTTTTTCTTGGCATAATACTTCAATATTATACACAGCATTTATTGAATTTCTTTTTCTTTTTTCGTAAAATATAATAATTAGTGTAAATATGTCAGTGAGCAAAAAGCCAAAAAAAAGATCGGTCAAAAAAGACAATGACAATATTGAGGTCTCAATGGGAGGCTCGA